GCGACCAGCCGTACATCTCAGCCAAGCCGGGAGTTTCGGCGTATTTGTTGCTGTTGCCGTCGCCCTCGTGATAGCCGAGCTGTTCCTCAGCCCACAGGCGCAGCTTGTTCTTTGCGGCCTCCGCTGTAAGGCTTTCAGCCGCTTGCGGCGCTTTCTCTTCCGTCACAGTTTCCTGCGGCGGCTGGTGATCTTCGTCTCGCCAGATGGGGAGGCCGTAGTCTTTGGGATTGTACGGGCGCGGCATCTCAGCCGCACCCTTGAAATCGAAATCGTGCATGTTAGTCCTCCGTCAAAAGCCCTGACAGGCTCTTTTCGTCGTCATCGTCCATGTTGTCCTCCGATCGTAGCGAAAAGTGTCCTTTAAACTAAAATGTCAGAACAATCACTTACTTTATAAGGGTTGTTGATAGCAAGTGTCGCAATTTCTTGTGCGGCTTTTATATAGGTGTCTGTAACCCCTACGGGGTCGCCGTGCGTCATACCGGATAAAACAGCACCGCCCGGTCGTTCTTCTGTTTTATAAGCGTTGATTGCTTTGACGTTATCAATATTCGGGACAAACTCAGAAGTATATACAGTGCGTGTAAATTCGCCAATTTGTCGACACAAGAAATTTGCAATAACATATGTGCTTATTAGCGCGGGTAAACCTGCCTGTTGATGCTGTCCGTCTGCCAGCATATTGCCTGTATCACCTAAAGCGTTCAATGTTGTGTTGCTTCTTGCGTTTGCAATTCCGGTTCCTATAGGAATAATTGAATTAACACCAAGCCTATTCCTAATAGTTTCCATTGCGGTTTCCATTGCCGGTATATCAGCATTTGCAATAAGCCATTGGCCGGTCAAAAAGGTGAATGTATTTGACATTAAGTTCTGCAATATGCGCAATAAGTTATGTCCGGGTATGATTATGTTATCTACTACGTTGGCAAGATTCCCGTTCCCTTGTACATAAACAATGTCCCATTCTTCAAGGTTGATTATATCAGTTAATGCGCGGTTATTTGGATAACGTGTCCATTTAGTTTCTCCGGCTCTCCAATAATTGAACCATGTGTAAGCCGTGCCATTATTATACATGGATAGATGTCCATCAAACCCCGTTGACCCCTCATAAGCAACTCCATAAGTGATTGCATATTCTGGTAACATGGCGTTCAAAACAGGAGGTAAATATGCAAAAGATTCTTGCGAAAAGCTATTGCCTAACACCAATATATTTAGCTTTTTCGTTACAGCGTCTTTAATCGCGCTATATATCTTGTTATGCGCTATTACGGAAACTGGGGCTACAGATACGTCATTGGAGAGAACAGAAATCAAAATAAATTCCGCATCAGCCGGGATATTCAAAACAGAAGTAGTTCCGGCGGCTATATCGTGTCTGCCGTTTTCCCCTGTTGCAAAATATGTAGTGATATTAAGTCCGTTCCTGACAGGTGTGGGCAACGATTGTTTTAAGATGCTAACGGCTGTAGGTTTTTCGGCATTTGCAGTGATAGTAATTTGATCGAATCTATTATATACCTGAATCTGTACGCTTTTATATGACGTGCCTGAAACTGTCAGCAGATTGCTGGCACGAACAGTGCAATTATACTCGGGGTAGTCCTCGAGATTCAGTGTGTTATTCTCATTTGTGAATGTAGGAATAGCGCTCTTTAAGTCACTAACGTCTTCGCTCAGCTCGCCGATCCCGGAGAGATAGGCATTGAACTCGGCCTCGGTTCCGGTGAAGCCAGCCTGCTGGGCTGCGGCATATGCACTCATACCGTCTGCGCCCTTGATGTTGACCGGATCAGGATTTTGCTTGCCGCCGTCGTTCGTCCAGCTGAGAATGCCGGCAGCGGAGACGTGCGGATAGAAGGTCACGCCGTCCTTGCCGCGGATCCCGCCATCCATATAGAAGGTTCCCTGCGGGCTGGTAAACTCAAACTCGTTGCAGCAGTCGCTCATGTGCCCATCACCTCCAGATTAAGACTGTCATAGACCGGAAGCGGCCAGACGCAGGACGCCGGCGCGTCGGTCGTGTTTTTATAGCACCGGATCTGCATGTAGGCCATTGGCCCCTTGACCGTGCCCATGGGCGAGCCGGCGGTAGGCGCAAACTGCAACGTCTCCGCCTGCGTCAGCACCAGCTCGACGCTGTCTTCGCCCACGGTAAACCCGGCGTCGCCGGTCGTCTTCTCAACGATGATCTGCTGGCCTTGCGCGAAACTGACGCGAATCTGCGAATACTCCGAAGGCGCCAGCGGCGTCCTGATTTTGGCCGGGAATGTTCCGGCTCTCTGAATTGCTGCCATTGTTGTCCTCCTATCAATAGATCCGGCCCAGGACCAGATAAGTCCCGGAGATTTTGGCTACAAGCACGCGGTTTCCTGGCGAGAATGTTGCACTGCCGACGCGTTTGTAACGCTTTGTGGACGGCGTGTCCGTCCCATCAAATATTAAAGTCGATCCTGTGGAGCTGTTGCAATCATCTATGGTCGCAAGAAGCAGCTTCACGCCCTGTGCGTTCTCGCCCTGGACGTCGATGTCCAGATCATCGTTATAGCTGGTCAATATTGATCACCACCCTCTGAAGTGTGTGCTGCATGGTCCCGCCCACTTCCAGAGACATCGACCATGCCTTCTCGACGCAGAGTGTGTCGACGCCCTCATATTTGAGGGCGGTGACGTCCGCCACGCCGAAGCCGGGCAGGAGTCCGGTCTGCACGCGGATGGTCTCGCCGCCGATCATGCTCTCGTTGCAGATCTGCGCGGCGTAGGCGTCCAGCGCGTCCTGGCTTTCGATGTTGTTTACCTGGATCCGCTTCATGATCCGCCGCCCGCGCCTCGGGATGGAAAGCGGGCTCTGCGGGTTTGTGTTCTCCGCTTTGGAGATCAGCGGTCCGCTCTTGTCAGGATTCGAGCAAACACACAAAAACACGTTGGGCGCGCGGTAGATGTCCGTCTCCCGGCTGATCTGCGGTAGCAGCATGGACTCGACGACGCTCTCGTCCAGCACATGCTTGAGCCTGGACGCGCTGGGAACCGTCACCGGCTCCAGCACGGCCGCGCCCTGCGGATTAAACCACAGGGGGTTGTAGTTGATTTCTCCCAGCAGCTGGTTAACGATTTCGAGATAACTGGTGCCGATGTCCCAGTCCTCCCGGTCCTCCTCGAAAACAGCGTCTGACTGCGTAGCCATCACGGTGTCAATGCCACAGGAGACCAGCAGCCGCTGGATCTCCTGCACATAGTTTGCACCCGCTGCCAGATGGAGGATGTCCTCCGTCGTGACGTCCTGCACACGCCAGCACCGGTCGTATGCCTCGATGTGCAGCGACGCGGTCGTGGCCGTTTTCTTGGGTGTTACGGTTGCCGGCATGAGCACCGCCAGCGGGTACTCCACTCCGTCAAGGACCAGCACCGGCTGGATCTCATCGCGCAGCCAGTCCGCCAGCTCATTCGGGGCGAAGTCACCGGACAGGGACATCTTGAGCGCCGAGCTGTCGTCACAGCGGAGCTGAGGTGCTCCGATGGGCTGGAGGCTGCCGAAGTACGCGCCGTTGCGGCGGATGATGTACCGGATCTCGATCTCACGTTTCATCGATGTAGTCCTCCCAGTGGATGCGCTGGAGCGTGAAGGTGTACCCGGTGTAGAACTGACGGTGAACGCGCTGGATCTGCGCCAGGCACCCGACGGTGACCCCGTCGCAGGTCTTGAGGATCACGATCTCGCCGCGCAGCGCCTCGAAGGCTTTGGCTGCATCGTCGTCTGCGAAGGCGGTGTCGAAGCTGGTCGACTCGTCGCAGAAGGCGGAGACCTCCAGCACCGGGTAAACCGCGCCCACGATATGGCGGAGGCTCACGCTGCGGCTGTAGGCGGTCGTCTGCGTCCTGGTGGAGTTTTCGCTGAGGGTCAGCTCCAACCATTCCCCGGCCGGGAACTTCGCAATCTTCGGCTGGCAGACATGCAGCTCGCCTGTGACCGTGTTTGACTTCGTGTAATAACCGCCCGGCAGCTTCGCCAGCACGTACCAGCTGTGCAGACCGGCCGCGAGCCGGTCCGTGTAGCTTGTTCCGGCGGTTCTGGCGATCTTCTGTCCGTCGCGGTAGACGTAGGTCTCATCCGGCACGTCGGACGTTTCCCAGCTCAGAGCGGCGTCGCTATAGAAAACACCGCTGAGGCGGATGCTTGCGCCTGGCTGGTTTTCTACAGTAAACACGATCTGCCCGGCTTCTGACCACAGCCCGAAGGCGCCCTGGATCGCGACGCTTGCCGTGTGCTGCCCGTTTCCCAGCGGCTCGTCGAGGGTGAAGCTCTTCGCGGTTCCGAAGTTCGGCCCGTAGGTTTTCCCGTCCACCGTGACGCGCCAGGCCTCCTGCCCGGAGCTCTGCCAGCGGATTGTCGCGTATGGCACCGCATCGGCCGAGACCGAAGGCACCGGCGGTGCGCCGTAACTGATAAAGGTTACGGCAGCAGACCATGCTCCGGCCACGTTGTTGTGGTTGTAGTTGCGGACTCTCCAGTAAATCGTGCCGGATGGGAAAGTGCCGGCGGCGGCTGTGTAGGTCAGCACGTTTGCTCCCGTTGTGGTCAGATCCGTCCAGGTCGCGCCGTCAGTGCTCCATTGAACGTCTGATCTGGTCGGTTCTGTGCCCGTGTCGCTCGAGTAGCTCCATGAAAAAACGATCGGGCTGTTGTTTTCACAGATATCTCCGACCGGGTGCACGGCTGCCGCGCTCATGGGAGAATCGACCGTGGAGAACTGCGCCGCCTCGCTCCAGGGACCTGCCTCATTATCGGCGTTGTAAGTCCGAACGCGCCAGTAATACGTCCCAGTGCCGAATGTGTTCGCGGGCACCGGATAAGTCTGGGACTCGCCGTTCACGGTGCCCAGCGTCGTCCAGGTCGAGCCGTCTGTGCTGTACTGTAGATCTGCGCGTGTTTGAATGAGAATATTGTGGGCATTCTGGCTTGTCCACATAAAGGGAGCAGACTCCAGCGGATCCACGAATGCTCCTGAGATTGGGGAGGAGGGCGTCGCAGTCAGATCGCCCACGCTCATGTCGACGGTATAGGTCGGAGAAGTCAGCGTGTCTCCCAGATCATCGACGATTGAGACCTTCCACTCGAGGGTCTTCCCGGTAAAGGTTCCGGCCGGGAATCTTATGCCGCTGTACGTACCAGGGATCGCAGCGCTTTGCCACGCGCCGCCGTCCTCCCGCCATTGAAACGTCGCTGACTGTTGGACAGGGTCCGCGGCGCAGTAGCCGTCTCCGGTTTTGACAATCTTCCAGGCAAATCTGGTCTCTTCGTACCGATTGACAAACCCGGAGGTGTTTTGCGTGCCCTGCGGCTGATACGCAACCTTCGCGGTGTCATCATACTGGACCGTCAGTGTCGGCTTATTGCTGGCGGTTCTTGTGTTGAGGGTTACATAGCAAGTCGACGCGGCAGCGGCGCCTCCATCGAGGATGACACATGAGTTTTTAATGACCAGGCTTGCGTTTTTGTCATTTGTACCGATCGGGTCGGTTGGGAAGTTGCTGAATCCGCTGCCGGTGCTTGAAAACGTTGTGGAACCAATACGATTGGTCAACGCCTGGGGGCTGTTGCTATAGGTAACAGTTGCTTCATTGAAGTCAGCGCATGGCACCACGTTGACGGTGAACATATAGTGTCCGTAAGCTGAACTTCCCGAGGCGGAATAATAATCTCTCACAACTGCCGAATACACCTTGTTCCGCCGCAGGCTCTGCGGGAATGCTTCGAACTTGAGGCAGAGGCCGGCCGTTATTGGCTCAAGGCGGTAAGATGTGGCCCCGTGGTAGTTGGTGCTTGGGTTTTGGGAGTCGATCTTTGCGCTGCCGATGCAGGCAAAAGTGCGGCTTACTGTTGCCATTTACGCCATCCTCCTCCTGACCCGCAGGCCCGAAAACTCGCCGCTGATCTGTTCCAGCAGCTGCACATTGCGCGCCAGCAGCGCCTCCATCCGGCTGGTGTCTGTGGCGGCAACACTCATCTGCTCGCTCTCCTGGTTATTGTAGATTCGGCTGCCTCTGGGCAGCGCCACCAGCTCCGGGCCGCTCTCGCCGACCCACGTGAGCCCCCCGCGCCAGTTCTCATCACCGGCTGCGTTATAGTGCACGTACTTGGGGTCTGAGTATTTAAGCTGCTGCAGGTGGCTCATCTCGCCTTTTTGCAGGTTCCAGCCC